CGAGCGGACTCTAATGCCGCCGCCTTTACTAAAACGAGAGGGAGAGAATGGTCACCACCAAAGAAGTCTGCCGCGCGATGAAAGCAANGGGAACNTGGTCAAAAAGAGTATGCGAGGNNTGCCGCAACCGGAAACGGTGCAAAGAGAAGGAGAGCAACAATGATTGAGCCAACGGGGTATTGCTGGAAATGCGGACATTCTTGTCCGGAGGGAGAACTGTTTTGTAATAAGAAATGTGAACAGATTTATTACAGAAATATTGAGAGACAAACAAAACGGGGCAAGAAGGCAGGATATGGCGTAACAGGTAGCACGCATTGAGGAGAAAGCGGTTCCTGAATGTATTATCTCAATCTCGACATTGACTTTTTCGAGCACCCAAAAACAGTACGACTCGTCGGCTTGCTTGGGAAGGATTCTGCGGTATTGCCAATTAGGCTTTGGTGTTACGTAGGCAAGTTTCACAGCACGAACGGCAGACTGGCAGGATATTCACCACAAGAGGTGGAGGCGGCTGTAGGATGGTGGGGTTCTAAAGGATCAATGGTAGAGGCGATGATAAAAGTAAGGTTTTTGGCGGAGATTCCCGGGGAAGAGGGATACGAAGTTGTTGATTGGCTTCAACATCAGGGTCATTTAAAGGCTTTTAAAGAACGTGCCAGAAAGGCGGCACTGGCAAGGTGGGGTATTAGCAATGCTTCAAGCAATGCTCAAGCATTAGTTAAGCAATGCCCTAACCTGTCTAACCAACCAATAAAAGAAACGTCGGCGGCGCCTCCTGTTTGGTCTTTTGATGCCATTTGGAGCAAATATCCACTCAAGGACGGTAGGAAGGCGGCAGAGAGGCACTTTAAAGCCTCTGTCAAGACAGAACAAGACTGGCAGGATATAAACAAAGCCTTAGCTAATTACTTGGCCAGCGAACGCGTTAAAAAAGGGTTCATAAAAAACGGCTCCACTTGGTTCAATAATTGGCGCGATTGGATAAAGTCTTCAGTAGTAGTTGAAGAGAAAAAAATGGATCCTTTAGCCATGCGCGGGCAAGAGGTTTTAAATCGTGTAAAAGAATGGGAAAAGGAGCAAAAAGAAGCATGAATATCATCGGTTTCTTCATTCCGGGTAAACCAAGAGGAAAAGGTAGGCCACGGTTCTTCCGGCGCGGCCGGTTTGTGGGGACTTATACTCCGCACGATACCGCGGCCAAAGAGGTAAATATCTATTCATTGGCTTACTCGATTGCGCGCGAGAAAGGGATCCGCCCTATTGATGGCCCAATAGGAGTAAACCTACTTATCCTTATGCCGCGGCCAAAAGGACATACTCAGGCTCAAAAAAAATGCCCTTGGTGCAATACAAAACCAGATATAGACAATATCGTCAAGACGGTCCTGGACGGACTAAACGGGGTGTTTTTTCTTGATGATAAGCAGGTATGCCATATCGAGGTTAAGAAAATGTATGCTGAAACGTCGACAGAAATTGGGATAAATGTGCAACTGGACGATCTGGAATCATGATTGAATTATTAGACGGTAGGTCGGTTGCAATATTACCATCCGGCAGGGTAACGGGAACGTGTAAATATTGCGGAGCTGACATATTGTGGTGTATCACTCCATGGGGCAGGAAGATCCCGGTATCGAAGGACCGGAGGGGAAACTATATTTGTCATCCGGCAGTATGCGAGAGAAAGAACAAGCGATTCTAAAGCTTAACAGGAAAGGAGATAAGTATCGTGGAGAAAGGGGACGGGGAGATTTAACCAGCCACGTAAGTGAAGTGGTCGGAGGCCGGGGTCCGGGCGGGGGAATATGCCCGGGCCTACGGATAAAACAAAGTTAAATAGGGGGAGATATGGTAAAGAAACGCAATGATACCGTTTTGAGTGTACTGCAGGATATCCGGGGTTTGCTTAGAAAAAACTGCGGAAGCGGCACAGAGAAAGCTATCCCTACGCCTAAGAAGACATCGTACAGGTTTACCGATAACGGTGACAATACGGTGACCGACAATCTTCTTGGGGTCGCATGGGTCAAAGACCCGTCCAAGGTGCCGGGATTAGAAGACACGATGGATTTTGCTGCTGCGGAAAAGGTATGCGCTGGCCTTAGATACTCCGGAAAAGACGGCTGGCGTCTGCCGACAGTCGAAGAGTTACGATCGATCGTTGATTATAGCCATTACAATCCGGCTTGGGATACAAATGTGTTTGGCGGTAGATACGATGATTGGTACTGGACCAGGACGTCTTGTGCCTGGAATAAGGGGGACGCGTGGTGCGTGTTCTCCGTCTACGGCGACGTGTACTTCGACGGTAAGGACAATCGTAATTATGTCCGGCCTGTGCGTTCCAGCCAATGATTCTAAAAGCAGCATATTTTCGTTTGAGAATATTCATCAGGCTTATCTTGATTGCCGGAAGAATAAACGCAACACAATTAATGCTCTCCGGATTGAGATCAACGCCGCAGATAATATCATTCAACTTGAGGAGGCAGCAATGAGCAAATTATATTACGAAGCACTGAGTAAAATACCCAAGCGTTTTATTGATGACGGCACTCGCTGCACGGAGTGGGAAGTAGGCAAGACCGTAATAATTGCTAACCCAAAATACGCGCCAATGCATTATAAAAAAGGCAAATGGTCGTTTCTTAAACTTAAGAGAATGACCGCAACGGAAGTGATAGCGCACAATTTAACAGGATTTAAGAAAACCGCCGGGGAAGTGGTTGATAGAGCTGTAACGGAATTAATATGCGAGACATTAGCCAATCATATTAACCAGAAAGGAGTAACGCATGGCAAAACCAAGAGCAATAGGGGAGTTTGTGATTGTGCAGTTGCAGGAAAAGGAGAGCGGCCAGATAGTAGTGCCTGATATCGTTAAAGGCACGGTTAAGGCTGATTCGATGTTTCGGGTGATAGACGTAGGGGCTCAATGCAAAAGCGGCATAAAGCGCGGAGATCAGATAATCATAAGCGCGCCGGCTTCAACCGAGTTTGACTATAACGGCCAGCATTACTTTGCGCTTCCGGAGGCCCGGATAGCGGTGGTAATAAGATAACTTTACAAAAACTGGAGGGGAAGATGAAAAAGGCAAAGCAGCAAGAGGAATTTCCTGGTATGCCTCAGATGTCGGCTCTGGCGGAGGCAGCAACAAACTATCTCAATGAGCGCGATGAGTTAGATAAGCAGAAAGAGGTAGTGGACGATGCAAAACAGGCTTTGGCGATAGAATTCCAGAAGGCCAACATAAGCAAGATACGCGTAGCAGCCTGCACTATTGTTTACCGGCATAAGGAGACGGAGAGTATAACCGTAAAAAAAGACCCGCAAGCCTTATAGGAGGATACGTGAACGACAAAAACTTTGTAGCAGAAACCTTAGCACACATACGCGCAGTAAGCTTCTTGATATCCGTATTCATCAGCAAGCTCACGGCCCGGGCCATAACTCATGACCAAAGCAAGCTCAATGATCCTGAATACGATATCTTCAAAGACTATACGCCTAAGCTGAAGGATTTAACCTATGGCTCAGATGAATACAAGGCTTGTTTGGCGGAAATGGGAAAGGCCCTCGAGCACCACTACATTAATAACCGGCATCATCCGGAGCATCACGGCAAAGAAGGCATTAGAAGAATGGATCTCGTGGATTTAGTAGAGATGTTCTGTGACTGGAAGGCAGCCACGCTCAGGCATAAAGACGGTGACATCATCAAAAGTATTGAACAGAACCAGGTGCGGTTTGGATACTCGGATGATCTTAAGGCGATATTCTTGAACACGGCAAAGCTGCTTGAACCTTACGCAACACGGGAAGAGAAATGAATTATATAGAATTCAATTTAGTAGAGCAAAAACCCAAGACAGCTGTTTATGCGGTAAGAAATATAAAATCACAAAATATAATCGGCTGGATTAGATGGTATCCTCCTTGGAGACAATATTGTTTTTTCCCAGAATCTAATACGGTATATAGCGTAGGTTGTCTTAACGAGATTAATACGCAGATAGCTTTACTTAAAAAACCAGAGGGGTAGGATGAAAGAGGCAATGATAAAGAAAGTCGGATTAACGTACGGAATCCAAGAAGTAGGACTTCATGTTCATTTAGGGCTTGTTGATAAAAAGCTCTTCAAGTCTTCTAAAGTCAGGAAGTGGCTTAAGGAGACAGAAAAAGCAGTTAATCAAAAGCTTAAGGAGCAGGATGCATTAAGTAAAATATCGGAGTCAATAGTGTTAGGCGTTCCTATAAGCCTGTATTCCGACGGAAGTATTAAGGTCTTAAAGGATTTTTATAAAAAACGCCGGAGGAAGGACAAAAACATAACTTGACATTTTGACATATTTGTGGTAAACGGAACCCGAGGGGTAGAGACATGGTGAGGATAATTAACTTTATAGGGTATTCAATATTAGCCGCGGTAGGCGCGCTGCTGGTAGTAGCAGGAGCAAATACCCTATTAACTATGCATGTTTACCTATGGAAATAAAAGAAGAAAACGAACTTAAAGCTCTTACTCCGCAGCAAGAGCGGTTTTGTCATGAATACCTGAAAGACCGCAATGGCACACAGGCAGCAATACGCGCAAGGTATTCACGCCATACAGCCCAAGAGCAAGCCTCTCGTTTGTTATCAAATGTTATGATTAAGGCGCGTGTCAATGAATTAATAGCAGCACAAATCAACCGGCTTAAATTAAGCGCAGACCTTGTAATCAAAGAACTTCTTAAGCATGCTACAATAGATATTGCTGACGCTTATGATGAGAACGGCGAGCTTAAAGATATCCAGGATATGCCTGAACCACTCAGGAAGGCAATCATTGCTATTGAGACAGAAGAGTTATTTGAAGGCCGCGGAGAAGATAGAGAGCATATCGGCTATGCTAAGAAAATAAAGATTTGCGATAAAACAAAAACGCTTGAGCTTTTAGGCAAGCACCTAAAGATGTTTACTGACGTCACCGAACACCGGGGCCTTGAAGGCCTTGCGGATAGAATAAAAGAGGCGCGAATGAGGACAAAACATGCTCACAACCGAAGAGGACGTAAAGGCTGAGAGAGCCCTTATAGAAGACATAGCTTCATACGAGAAGGACCCTTATGGCTGGGTCCTTTATGCTTTCAAGTGGGGCAAAGAAGAGCTTCAAGGCTATAAAGGCCCGGATAGATGGCAGACAGAGGTATTGCAGTATATTCGTGATCAGCTGCAGGCTGGTAAGCTTAACGCCCAAGGCGCCATAAACTATGTGATTCAGATTGCCGTAGCTTCAGGCAATGGCCCGGGGAAGAGTGCGCTTGTGGCCTGGATTATTCTATGGGGCCTGTCTACTTTTGAAGACACCAGGGGCACTGTAACCGCAAATACCGAAACTCAGCTTAAGACTAAGACATGGGCAGAGTTAAGCAAATGGTATCGGCTCTGTATAATAAAACACTGGTTTGAACTTACAGCCACAGCTATCTATGCAAAAGACCCGGAGCATGAGAGAACGTGGCGTATAGATCAGGTGCCTTGGAGCGAACATAAGACTGAGGCATTTGCCGGCCTACACAACAAAGGCAAGCGCATCTTGGTGATATTCGATGAAGCTTCAGCTATTCCAGACACCATCTGGGAAGTCACGGAAGGAGCTCTAACAGATACCGGCACGCAGATCTTATGGCTTGTCTTCGGTAACCCTACTCGCAACACCGGCCGCTTTAAAGAATGCTTCGCAAAGCTAAGGCATCGCTGGAAGCAATGGCAGCTCGATATCCGTAAGTCAATGCTCGTCAACCAGCAAAAGGTCAAGGAATGGATAGAAGACCTTGGCATAGACAGCGACTGGGTACGTGTGCATGTTCTTGGATTATTTCCTAAAGCAGGAGATCTGCAGTTTATTCCTACGGATTTAGCTGAAGGTGCCCGAGGTAAGCAGATAGAAGCGCATAAGTACGTGTTTGCCCCAAAGATCATCGGCGTAGACATGGCTTGGACAGGCGGTGACGAAGTTGTCATCGGCATCAGGCAAGGTTTAGTCTATAGGCGCCTGCAGAAATTCCAGAAGAATGACGACGACACAGTGATTGCTGCTGCAGTAGCTAAGTGGGAGGATCAGGAAAAAGCAGACGGTGTCATTATTGACTTAGGTTACGGCACAGGTGTTTACTCGATAGGCAAATCAATGAATCGCCAATGGCTGCTTTGTTCTTTTGGTTCAAAATCAAGTACGCCAGGTTTCGCTAATAAGCGCGCAGAGATATGGGCTAAGGTCAAGAAATGGCTTGAAGAAGGCGGCTGTATTCCTGATGAACAGCAAATGGTGGATGATCTAACCGGGCCTGAAGCATACCCGAATTTAAAAGGCGAAATCATTCTGGAATCAAAGAAGCAGATGAAAGATAGAGGGCTTGCTTCACCCAGCAATGCCGATGCGTTAGCTCTTACATTCGCATTTCCCGTCGTGAAAAAGAAGAGTAATGAGGAAAATTACGGCCAGAAGAAAGAATGGGACCCACTCGCCTAAAAAATTAACTTGACAAAATGACATATCTATGATAAACAGAACTCGATAGGCTGATCACCTATCCGTAAATTTGAGGCACAAATCCATGCGCATGTGGGTTTGTGCCTTTTTTTGTAACCGATAATATGACAATTTGACATAAAAAAGGAGCGCCCTATGTGTTTTGGANGAAGTCCTAAGATAGAAAGCCCAGCCCCAGCACCAACAGTAGCCCCAGCACCAGCACCAACAGTAGCCCCAGCACCATCTCCAATAGCAACCTCACCTGAGCCAGCAGAAGAGTCGGCATCCAAAATAGCAAAGAAGAAAAGAAAGCAGCTTGCGGCCATAAAGTACGGCATAGGCAGTACAGTCAAGACTTCCGGCACAGGCGATACTTCGTCCGTTAACTTACTTCTTCCGGCCTTGGCAGGATCAGGCCTTAAAGAGAAATTGGGGCAATAATGAACGAACCCAAAGATAAAGTAGGCAAGAAGCTGGAGAGAAAGGAATTCGAGCGGCGCGTTAACGCCATGAAGAACGAATTCCAGTCATGGGTCTCTACTGGCAAAGATATCAAAGCCTACATAAATCCCACCAGGGGTTTCTTTGACGACCAGCCAAACAAAGGCCAAGCCATAGATCATAAGACTATGCTTGATAGCTATCCACGCAGGTGCGTGCGCATTTTAGCTGCAGGCATGACATCAGGTTTAACAAGCCCATCCAGGCCGTGGTTCAGGCTTGGAGTAGATGATCCTGTCTTAATGGAGCAAGACAGCGTAAAGCTCTGGCTTGATGAAGTCCAAGAGCGCATGATGAATGTGTTCTCGCGTTCAAACATCTATGGCGTTCTAAACTCCGTCTACGAAGAAGTAGGTTCATTTGCTACAGGAGCTGCGATTCTGCTTGAGGATCCGGCGACAGTAATCCGGGGTACGTAACTTTACCTATGGCGAATACTGGCTAAGCATAGGCCCGGACGGAAGGGTTAACGGATTCGCAAGAAAGTATTGGCTGACAGTAGGCCAGTTAGTTAAGGAATTCGGCGTTGATAACGTAAGCCCATCCGTAAAGTCTTCCTATGAAGGCTCAAAAGACATAGATAAATGGGTTGCAGTAATCCATCTCATTGAAGAGAACGACGACAGGATTACCGATAAGGTTGACTTTAAGAATATGCCGTATCGTTCTATCCAGTGGGAAGAAGGTTCACCCCAAGATTGTTTCTTAAGAGTAGGCGGTTACGAAAGCTTCCCAGTCGTTGCCCCGCGCTGGCAGACAACTACGACAGCAGATGTCTATGGCAAGGGCCCGGGCTGGGATGCTTTAGGCGATTCCAAGATGCTGCAGAAGATGCAGCGTAAGAAATTGCTTGGTTTAGATAAGATTGTAGACCCGCCGGTTCAGAAAGACGGAATGGTAAGTGGAGAGGTAAATACGCTTCCAGGGGGAGTGACTACTTCCTCAGCTAACGTTCCGAATGCTGGTGTAAGGCCGGTATACCAAGTCCAGATAGATCTAAACGCTTTGGAAGCAAGCATTGGTCAGACAAAAGAGGCCATTGGCAGCACATTCTATACCGATCTGTTCCTGATGCTCATGACGATGGATAGGAAGCAGATCACGGCGCGGGAAGTAGCGGAGCGCCATGAAGAGAAGCTTCTTATGCTTGGGCCAGTTCTGGAATGCTTAGAGAGTGAACTTCTGGACCCGCTTATAGAGCGTACTTTCGCAATAATGTTACGAGTAGGCTTGATACCTGAACCGCCTCCTGAGTTAGAAGGCCAAGATGTAAAGATAGAGTATATCTCTATCCTTGCTCAAGCCCAGAAGATGGTAGGCACCACCGCAATAGAACAGGTATGCGGTTTTGCCGCGCAGCTTGCTGGAGTAGCTCCCAGTGTACTCGATAAGATAGATTTTGACGAAGCTCTTGAGACCTATGCCGAAATGATTGGTATACCGGCAAGGATATTAAGAAGCGCGCAGGCCGTAGCAGCTATACGCCAAGCTAAGGAAGATGTGCAGCTTCGCATGCAGCAAGCTCAGTCAGGAATGATAGCGGCTGAAGGTGCCAAGAAGCTCTCAGAAGCCAAGATTGGCCAGAATAGCGCTCTTGATGCGGTTATAGCTGCTTTGACAGGTAAGCCGATGCCGACGAATCCAGCAAGAGAAGAAGCGGCTACCGTGAGGTAGAGATGCCTAAAGAGCTTGAAGAAAAGCTTAAGAAGGAAGCAGAGAAGCATAAGAGCTGGTCAAAGGAACGCAAGAACGCCTATATCTATGGCACGCTCCGTAATACCGGCTGGAAGCCGTCAAGAGAGAAGAAATAATGGAGTCAGAAGAGAGACAGAAAAAGATAGAGGAACGCAATAAGCAGATCAGGGAGCGCGAGTTAAATGATATCCGCAAGGTATTGACCTTGCCTGAAGGACGTCGCCTCTTATGGCGGATCATGAGCGAAGCTGAAACATTCATCGCTCCAGCTACCGAGAAGCAGATAATCGGCATGCGTTTGTTTAACGACATTATGAAAGCAAACCCTGAGATGTTTCTGCAGATGCAGAGAGAGTATAAATCGGAGCAGGAAAGTATTAAAAAACAATTTCCTGTAGAAGCAGATGAGCTATAAAGCCCATATCCTTCTACAAGGACAATAAGGAGGCAGACATGCCAGAACCGAATGCAACAGCAGCGACAGAAGTAAAAGAAGAGAAGAGTTTAATTGACGGTGGAGAGGTTGAGGCCGGGAAAGAGAAGTCAGCAACACAGACTCCGGAAGAGATAGCCGCAGCCAAACAAGCGCAGGAAGCAGAAGATAAACGACTCCTGGAAGCGAAGGATGAGGATTTATCCGCAGAGGATAAGGAGAAAAAAGCAACGCTCGTGAAGGCTCAAGATGAAAAGAAACTTCTTGAGACTCCCGACGACAAGTTATCCGCTGAAGATAAAGTAAAGAAAGCAGCCTTGATAAAAGCCCAGGATGATGCAAAGAAAGCAGCGCAAGGCAAGGGTGCGCCTGAGAAGTATACCGACTTTACGGTGCCCGATGGTGTTGAGGTCAATCAGCCGATGCTTGAGGAATTCAAGACATTGGCCAAAGAACTCGATCTATCCCAAGAGAAGGCACAGAAGTTAGTTGACTTTCAGGCTAAGTACGTCAAAGGCATTGATGCGGGCCTGCTCAAAACCTTTAATGAGACCATAACTTCTTGGAAGAAAGACACTGTCCAGGAGTTAGGGGCTGATTACAAGAAAGAGCTCGTCTACGCAGGCAAAGCCATTGACAAATTCGGCACACCTGAATTGCGTCAGCTCCTGAACCAGACAGGAGTAGGCAACCACAAAGAGCTGGTGAAATTCTTTGTGAAGATAGGAAAGGCCGTAAGCGAAGATACCTTTGTGGACGGCAAGAACAAGACAGGAAAAAAGAGTGATGCCGAGTTGTTTTACGGCGACTCAATGAAGGAAAAGTAATTTAAACCAAGAAAAGGAGAAGAACCTATGGCTACTATCGGAAACACAAACCTAACCCTAATGGATCATGCAAGACGCCTTGATCCTGACGGCAAGATAGCCCGTATTGCCGAGATGATGAACGAAGTAAACGAAATCCTCGATGATCTGGTCTTTATCGAGGGCAACACCACGACCGGGCACAAATCCACGATCAGGACAGGTCTGCCTACCGTAGCATGGAGACAGATAAACAGAGGCGTGCAGCCCTCTAAGTCTCAGACCAGACAGCAGTTATTTACGGCAGGGATCATCGAAGGTCTTGGCCGCGTTGACGAAGAGCTCGTCAATATCGCAGTAGACAAAGCTGCATTCAGGCTTTCTGAGAATGCGCCGTTCATCGAGGCAATCTCTCAGACCATGGCCACCACGCTCTTCTACGGCAACGTAGAGACGAACCCGGAAAGGTTTACGGGCCTTTCACCTTACTACTCATCCTTGTCGGCGACCGTAGATTCTTCGGCAAACGTAATAAACGGTGGCGGTTCAGGCGATGACAATACCTCGCTCTGGCTCGTAGTCTGGGGAGAGAATACTATCCACGCGTTCTATCCTCGTGGGACCAAGGCAGGTATCGAACATAACGATCTGGGCCTGCAGTTAGTGAACGACGATCAGACCCCGGCAGGGCAATTCCGCGCCTTTGTCGACCAGTACAAAGATCGTTTAGGCTTATGCGTAAGAGACTGGAGATATGCCGTGCGTATCTGCAACCTCGATGTTTCTGCATTGGCTACAGCCGGTGACACCTCTGACAGCTCAGCGAACCTGCTTAAGTTCATGCTTCAAGCAGTTAATAAAGTACCCAGCTTAAGAATCGGCCGCGCAGCCTGGTACTGCAATAAAGAAGTAAAGACGGCTCTGGATATCAAGGCATACAACAAGGGGAACGTTAACCTGACCATCGAAAGCCTTGAGAACGGAAAGACCCTGACCAAGTTTATGGGTATTCCGATCCGCCGGTGCGACAAGATCGTCAACACCGAAACAGTTGTATCTTAAAAGAACGGTTAACTAACTCAATTAGAAAGGAGCAATACCATGATTAAAGATGCACATTTGATCCTATCGGAAGGTCAGCTCATGACCACATTCACCGGCGCAAGCACCAACGTCATAGACTTGACGAAGCTCGGTGATGCAGTTGCCGGTGCAGAGCTCTATCTTGTCGTGCGTGTGGGCACGGCAGGTGATACCGCGGAAGAGGACGGTACGCTTAATATCGCCATCCAGACTGACAGCGCTGAGGCCTTTGATACCGCAGTAGTTAATCTCGCTGAGAAAGACCTCACTGAAGCCGAATTGACGGCAAACACCATCGTCTGGAAGATTAAGCTTCCTCCGGGATGCAAGCAGTATCTGCGTCTCTACTACACCGAAGGCTCGCATGCCTTTACAGGCGGCACGATTGATGCCTTCTTAACACCGGATGTGAACATAGCCTAAGTAGGTAATCAAGGGGCCTGCCCATAAAGCAGGCCCCTCATTAACCAGAGAGGAGAACCATGAGCGTATATTACAATTTCAAAAACGTGGCCGAACTGGTCGACCTACTTTGCCTTGTCTTTGACACGGTGAACGGGCATGACCATGACGGCACGAATTCCAAAGCGGTAACTACCGGCACGCCTGCAGATAATGCGGTAACGACTGCTAAGATACTTGCAGGTGCCTTGGCAGCTTCTGCTGCAGGCAGAGGGAAGATAGCAGATGATTTCTTTGATGCTGCTACTGTTTTGGCCAAGTTTGATGCCGACAGCTTCACAAATGCCGTGCTGCTCCTTCTTATCGCAGACGGTTGCTTTTGTTGCAGATGCTTCTACCAGAGCATTATTCGCCGACGGTTTCTTGCCGCCTGCTAAGATGACGGCAACGGCAAATACCAGGGTAGTCAACTACCAAGTAGAGGATCTCGCAGCGAATGCGGATATCGCGGCCAGAGCGTTGCTTGAAGTGCCCACAGGGATGGTTTTTACCATTACCGATGCCAGGATCATCTCGCACGGAACAGCAGCCGGTATTGATGCCGGTAATACCTGCGCAGTAGCAATCAAGAACGGCTCAAATGCTATTGCCACAGCCACCTATGATAATGCCACTCCATTCCCGGATGAAAATGCTTCGGGCAGCTTAGGTGCATTAAACGCCACATACAAGGTATTGGCAGCAGGAGAAAAATTAGTCCTTGCCGTAACCAATGGAGCGACTGCTAACCCGCCGGCATTTATGCTGCAGGTTACTTTCACTATTGCTGACGCGTAAGGAGAAAGGAAAGCATGGCTAAGTACGAAGTTTTAAGAGACTGCTACGGATTCCAAAACAAGTATTGGGATAAAGGGGCTATCGTAGAGATAGACCCGAAAACTAATCCGCCTAAGCATTTCAAGAAATTAGAGGTAGGATCTGCAGCAGTCAAAGAGCAGAAGCAGGAAGAAGCAACGACTGCAGCTGCAGTAGCGCGTGAAGAGCTTTTGGTTGAAGCCAAGAGCCGCGGCATCAAAGATGCCGAGATACTGAATCAGGATGAATTGCTGGAAGTATTAGCAAGAGACATCAGTCCGCAGAAAATAAGGGCTATTGTCGCTAAGGCTAAGAAACGCCAGCAGAAATAAGGTTATCGCGGGGTTGCTGATAGTGTAACTGGAAGCACAGAGGCTAATACCCTCAAGACAGGTTCGAGACCTGAAAGCAACCCTGCACCTTTTAGGGAGGTTTTATGATACCGACCTCAGACATAGCAATCTGTAATCTGGCATTATCTCATCTTGGACAAAGCCCGATAGTTTCATTGACGGAAGCAAACGAGAGCGCCCGGGCCTTAAACAGGATTTACGATATCACCAGGGATACTGTCTTGCGAGCCAAAGACTGGAGATTCGCCTCAGTAAAAGCTCCGCTTGCAGAGATCTCTGATCAGGATATTCCCGGCTGGGAATACATATACGCTTATCCCGCAAAGTGCCTATGCATACGCAAAGTATTCTATGATGCAGAAAGCCAGAACCCCGCTCCGATAGAATTTGAGACCCTATTTGTTCCTGCCATAAACCGCAAAGTCATCGCTACGAATTACGACGATGCCTATATAGAGTACACCTATCAAGTCATTGACCCGGCGTTATTCGATATGTCTTTTGTGATGGCTTTTTCTTTTCTGCTCGCTGCGCAGATAGCCAAGCCCGTAACCGGCAATGACGATATCGCTAAATTGATGCTTCAATTATACGGCTCCTTGGTAAGCGACGCAGGACGTATTAATGATATAGAGAAGTATATAAAACCAGCGCCAACCTCGTCTTTTGAAGACGTAAGGTAGAAGGAGGAATGATGAAAGATTTAGGCACTAAGCGCGACGAT